CTTGATCCGTGTAGTCGTATCTTACTCATGTTAGTTTATCTCCTTCATTCTATTTAGGATGGTTCGGTTGGCCAAGTTACTGATGTCAAATCTAAAGTGCCATCAGAACTGAGTGTTGGCGATGCACTAGCTGGTAAATCACGCAAACCTTGACGATATGTTTTCCAAGCGTCATCATTTGATAAAGTTAAATCTCTAGATTGTGTCCAATCACAAGTTGTAAGTCTTTTATCTCTCTCTTTTCTCAACAATCTCATTGGTTCTGCATTATTAAGTCTAATTACTTCAGCATCTAATTCTGATTCAGTTGGTTTATCACTTCCTGTTAAACCTGAGTATTCCGTTCCAATCCATTTAAAAACCCCATCTGGTTTTAACGAATGTAAAGCATGAAATTTATTATAAAGCATTATTGCACCTCCAAAAGATTTATATTTGCTCTTTGGGAGTAACCCTCAGAACCACGTTGAACATATACTTCAGTATTACTCTTCCCCGAAAATTGTGTTTTGTAAGTAACTGCTGTGCTTCCATTTGCACCATGAGTATCTAAGTAAGTGAAAGTAAAATTACTCCACATTTCAAACCAACTCTGATTAACTGAATCATGTCCTAATAATTGTTGTGTTAAAGCTGTAGAATCTCTCAATACTTTAATTGTTCCGTATGAGTCGCCTGCAAACTGATATGATCCTACATAAAAAGGTTGATTAATAATTACCAAGATTTTTGTACCACTAGCTGGCGTTATTGTTGCGGTTAAACCTGTGTCAGTTAAAGTTCCACTGTTACTTAGAAATGCTTGGGTAGTGGTTGTACCTGTAACATACTGAAGAACTTTACCAAATCCACCAGTCTTTGTAAGACCAGAGGTGCATACACCAACGATGTTTGCAGCGGGTATTGATGTTAAACTCGCAGCAGATCCTTGATAACTCGTAAAAGTTCCAACACCAGCCGTCACACTGACACCAGAAGCATCAACCGTAAATCCAGCTCCGACTATTCCATTTGTTCCAGATATGGTTATTGCCATTTTTTAATTCAATACCTCCTATATTTATACGATAGTTAATTCGCTACCTGATGGTATCGTAATTGTTTTTCCTGATGCAACTGCAAGAGGCCCCGCCACCATGGCGTTCTTACCAGCACTAATTGAATAGCTCTGAGTGACCGTTTGGTCATTCTCGTAGAACACCTTATCAGTTCCAGCTCCAACAGCACCACCGCCACCACCAGCGATAGAGATATCAACTGTAGATGTGGCCTGATTATATAAGACTGTGTTACCAGTTCCAATAAAGTTAAGTGCAGTAATAATACCAGTCGCCTGACTGATACCAGCGGACATAATACCGATAGCATCAACACCACCCAATGCGGTGACGATACCAGTTGTGAATACGTTATCCTGACTTAATGTGGTTGCAGTTCCAATCTTAAAGTCACCTGTACTTACAATACCAGAAGCAACTGTTGCAATTCCTGTGATGTTTAGATTTCTCGCAACTGTTTCATCGTAGGTGATGTCTCCAGTTACATCTAAGTTACCAGCAACTGTCAAGTTATTAACATTAACGTTGTCTGTACTCTTTAACTGAACATTACCAGTTCTACCGTAGAATCCTGTGATAGTTTGACTACTTGCACCACCGAATCCAATGTGACGAACCTGTATCACCACACCAGCAGCAGGGGCAGATGTGAATATGATTGAATTATCTGTTACGCTATATGCTCTTGTGTTTGATTGAGTGTTTGGATACTGAGTCACACCATCAAGTGTAACCAATACATCATTATTTGATGGTGGTTCTTTAGATAAAGTGAATGTTGTTGTAGATCCGTTTGCAGTAAATTCATCTACAGTATTATCTGCAAGATCAAAACTCGCAGCAACTTCACCAATGAATGAACCAAATACTTTATCTGTTGCTTCGGGTGCTGTACTGAATACAATTGTAGAATCTCCTTCAACACCATAACCAACCGTGGGAGTTGTTGTATCCTGTGGTTGTTGAATTACACCATTGATTGATAAACTTAACTGTGCAGCACGACTGATATTTGCTTTCGTTCCGTTACTGTGTGTTGCCTTAAACTTTGTATTGACACCATCAAATGCAATCTTAAGTGTGTGAGATCCACCAGCAGCACCACTTGTCAGATTGATTGCAGTTCCAGATGCAGCGTTGGCTGCACTTGTAGCTAACTTAATTGTATTTTGATCTTCCTTAATTATAAAGTATGAACCATCTGCAAGACCACCTATCGCAGTTCCACCACCATCATTATATGTGACCTTCTGTGCTGTCACAAATCGATGATTGTTAAAAGTTAAAGTATCATTTGCGATTGATACCACATCAGAACTCGTAGCATCAAACGTCACCGTAAATGATGCAATATCATCTAAGGTCTTAAACGTATTTGCTGAGTCACCGACTACAGGTTGATTACCGAGGTACGCCATTCTATCTACTTTTTAGTTATTTATAAGTTTATCTTGCATTTGGAAATGTATCAAATGGTGTTGTGCCTGGTTGTTCAGCAAAGGCCATGTAAATGTATGTTTGACCACTTCCGTTATAATCTCCTCCAGAACCTCTACATTTAAAACCTTGCGATAAAAAGTCAGTGGGTATTCCACCTGTATTAACATTATCTTCCCTATTACTTTGTGGTGCTTGTGTCTGTGTGGCTGGATTATCTATATCTCTTTTATTATCCATAATTAACCAAGAATCACCAGAGCTTGTTCTTTTAACCATTATCCAAGCTGGCCTAAAGCCTAAATGGACATATACTCCATCCGAACTTCCGTTGCCTGTGTATTTGTCAAATTTTGAAAAACCAGAAATGTCTGCCCAACACCAAGCTACATAACCATCAGTTGAACCATTACTTCCACCATCAGCTCCTACACTAAAAGTAGTAGATGTTGGAGAAGTGTTATTGAACCAGTTAGCACTTCCACTACTTTCTGCTCCAGTAGAATCTAAAGTTAATCTTTTAGTATTACCAACACCATAATGATAAACAACCCAACTTGAAGCGCTATCTCTTCTTCTTATAATAATCCACTTAGGTGCTTTACCTAATCCATGCCCAATAGTTCCTGTGCCATTTGTGCCTGTCCAAGTAACTACTGAAAATCCTCCCTCTTGATTTGCAGAAACTGATGATGTGATACTTCCGTTAGTGTTTGATACTGCTGCACCACCAGCCTTCCAACACCATGCAACAAAACTTGAACCATTGGCGTTATAATACATTTCTGTGTCAAAAGTAAATCCACTATCATCAAAACTTTTTATCGGGACAGTGCCCTCTGCATCTGTACTATTTGATTTTAATCTCTTAGTAACACCTCTAATCGAATCATACCAACCATGATCCGCAGAAATTTCACCTCCACCAGATTGTGCTCTCGCTTTGAGCCATACCAAGCCTGGGTTGAATTCTAATCCAGTCACTCTTCTATTGTTTTGTCCATCACCTGTATAAAGTAAAGTCTCAAAATGTTTTTGTGATCTTACTATTGATGGAGTGATTGGTGGTAGATTTTCTGAATTTAATGCTTTGAATCCTGTTGGGGGTGTATATACAAAACCATTACCTCCAAAATTAATAGCACCTTGAATAAGCTGACTGGCAGTATCTCCTTTTATCCAAGCTAAGTATTCAACATTCTCATAACCAGATACAAGATCTATTGTTCCTACCGCAGAATTATCTTTATAGAATGTAATTTTTTTATTATCCATATCAAGAGCGGCACCAACATCATCACTATTATCAAAACTTGCTGCCCAACTTGAAGTTTCTGATCCACTTACAATTTTAGAACCATAAGCTGCATAACCTATAGAACCAGTTGGATTTGCAGGGTTTGTAGTATTTGAATATGTAGCAGGTACTATCCCAAATGAAAAGTTTGCATTACTTGATAATAATCTTATTTCCCAATACCATTTACCAGTTGTAGGAAATGCCATCGTAGCTGGACAACCAGCTTGGTTATTACTTTGACCATTCCATTGTAAATTTCCATTTTCCGCAGTGCTTGATGATCCATTTAAAAAAGCGTGATTCGGGTTTAAAGTTGGAAAGGTATTTGTAGGTGTATCAACAAAGGAATCATTGCCTAATCCAGAACTTACGGAAAAATTATTTAGTGTAAAATCATTTCCATTCGGACTTTTATCAATACCAAGTGTTGTTGTACTTGTGTTATCTGAAAAATCTAAATAAAATCCATTATCAACATTACCATAACCTCCTTCATAGCGTTTTGGCATCCAGATACCTGTTTGAGGATCAGTAAATCCAAAAGAGTCGGGTGTTAATTGAGAACCATCAACATAATGTACTTCAGCAAGATAACCATCATAATATCCAGAACCACTATAGAGTCTGCCAATATTTTGTGCAGCCTCATTAGTACCCCATGATGTCTGATCGCCACTAGAAGGATAAGTATCTGCTGTTAAACCTGTGCTCCCTGCACTAAAAGATGTGATCTGAGAACCATTTACATATATCTTTATTCTATTTGAAGCAGTACCATCTGAGGTATTAAAAGCAACGACACAATGATACCAAGCACTTTTATCTCTGAATTGTGCATCAGTCACGAGACTCATCATATAACTGCTACTACTACCATCTTTATTTCCAACAACGACAAGTCTTTGATCAGATATCTTTATTTGAAGAGATGGATTTAAAGTGCTTCTTTGTGCAGAAAATAAAGTTGTGTTTCCATTACATTTCATCCACCAACTCAAAGTAAAAACTCTTCTATCACCTTGCGAGGAAGGTGTTCTGTTTAGATAAGTATTATTATTATTATCAAATCTTAAACTTCTTTGAATTTTTGCATCACCTAACGCACTATCACTTGTGATTGTGTGTCCTGTAGCTTTTCCCATTATCTACCCTCAACTAAAATTGACGGATGAACCAGCCAACAATTGTGTGGCAAGTCCGACTGCACCCTGTCGATCAACTGTAAATGATATTAAACTAATCGTACCATCTGCTGTTGGTATAATTGGCGATGATCCTGACGGGAATAAGAAATATGTACTAAATCCAACTGTTGTGATACCAGAGTTATGAATCCTGAGTGTATGACTATTTCCTTCCTGTCCTCCTCTAACATCAACGGTTGTGATACCAGAAGCAGTTATTTTAAAATCATCCTTTGAAAGATCTAAAACTGTTGTGATACCTGACATTGAGGCAGCATTAGAAGTTATAATACCAGCACTAATACCAGTCAGTGAAGAACCATCACCAGTATAAGAAGTTGCAGCGACTGTTCCAGTCACGGTCACGCCACCACTAGCCGTCTCTAACTTCTTAGAATTATCGTGAAATATTTGCACTGATCCATTTGCATCAGCCTCTATATAAGTTTCATTACCTGTTGATTGTATCTTTAGTTCATCCGACCTTATTCTCATAAAGCCGCCAGTGTCTTTTATTTCTAATCCAGTGGTAGCGCTTATAATTTGAGAACCATCACTATTATTATGAACTATTTTAAGATCCGAACCAACACCAATATTAATTTGATCTCCAGAGGTCGTAGTTCCATCACCAAGACTTATCTTATCTGGAAATATAACATCTGTATTCGCAACACCTGTCAATCCAGAACCATTACCAGTCATAATACCAGTAAAGAATATATCTCCATCTTTACTTAAAGTTATTCCACTACCAACTACAATACCATCTCTTGCCGTGATCAAACCAACCGAGTCTATGTTCGTGACATCTTCATATGTTAAAGTTCCAGCGATACTAACTGGCCCACCAATCGTGAGAGTATCAGTTGCAGAGTTTAATGTCGTAATGGTAGTGACACCAGCAAACTTAATGCCTGTGTTAATACCAATCGACCCAATTTTAGTAAGCGCCATTCTATCTACTTTTTAGTTATTTATGGACATAATTTAATTTAAGTATTTCCTAAACGAATAAACATTATGTTTGTAAATGTATCGTTGGTGCCACCACCAATGGTTGTTCCAGAAGCAATATCATTTGTTTGGCTTTGTCTGTATCTAAGTCTAAATGTACTTGTATTTGATACATCAAACAAAAATTGATTTTGGACATGAGCTCTATTAATAGCGTTTGCATTATCTACTTGTGCCCATGCTCTTGACCTAGTATTATATGAACTACCTGAGTCAGTTGAAATTTGTATGTTAGGATCATAAGCATCTCCTGTATTTGTAGCATTTACAACTAAACTCCAAAAACAAACGTAAATACCAGTAGCAGAACACGAAAATACACCACTACTTTGCGACCAATTAGAACCAATAGCTTGGTAATCTGTATCAACCTCTTCCCAGTTAGTAAGAACAGTTCCAGCAGAACTTGATCCAGCTTGATCTGCCGCTAATCTAAATTGTTGAGCACTAGAAATTGCAGATATACCAGTCAGTCCAGAACCATCACCAGTAACAGCAGTCGCAGCAACTGTTCCAGTCACGGTCACGCCACCACTGGCCGTAGCTAATTTTGCACTATTATCATGATAAAGAGTAACTGCTCCATCTGGAACAAGTTGAATACCATTTTCACCACTTTTAGGTAGTATATACATACTACCTGTGGTATTTACCATGTAGCCGTTGCTACCATCATGATATATGGATTGGTCTGAGTCAGCTCCGAATACGATACGATCATCGGAAGCACCACCACTATCACCTAGAGTTATGTTTGCACCTGATACATTGATATTACCAGCAGCTGTGGTTGTACCTGATACATTTACGTTTTGTAAAAATGTAGCGTTAGTATTTGTTCTTATATTTTCTGTTGATGCAACACCAGTTAATTGAGATCCGTCACCAACAAAACTGGTAGCAGTCGTGACACCTGTTGCAAATATATCTCCATCCTTACTTAATGTGATACCACTACCAACTACAATACCGTTTCTCGCAGTAATTAATCCAACCGAGTCTATGTTCGTGACATCCTCGTAAGTTAATGTTCCTCCGACTGATACGTTACCACCGAAAGATCCATCATTAATTACGGACAAACCATCTAACGTGACAGTTTCCGTTGAACCAATACCAGCTGCAGCTATCTTTGTGAATGCCATTTATCTTTTTGATTATTTATTCTGAAACTACCTCAGATCCTGTAAATCCACCGTTCTTACCGTCTGGATTCAGAATCTTAGCGTCAGCAGTTCCTTTATTGACATAGGTTTTCTTCTCTGCAATGTCATCAGACCAGACGTTACCGCCTGTCCAATAGACAACCTTTCCAGATAAACCTTGTTTTTTAATGTAGTATGCCATCGTTTTTAGTTATTTATGAAGGTTCGGTTGGCCAAGTTACTGATGTCAAATCTAAGTTATGATTTGAATCAAGAGTTGGTGAGGCTGATGCAGGTAAATTTCTAAGAGACTGTCTATAAGTTTTCCAAGTATCTGCAAGTGTCAAATCAGAACTAGCTCTCCAATCACAAGCAGCTAACCTTCTATCTCTTTCAAGTCTTAATAATCTCATAGGTTCTGCATTATTAAGTCTAATTACTTCAGTATCTATTTCAGATTCAGTTGGTTTTGTATCAGAACTAATCCAATCTAAATTTTTATAATCTTCTCCTTGCCAAATGTAATTACTATTTGGTTTTAAAGAACTTAGTGCTGTGTATTTATTGTGTATCATTATGCTCCTATTTCAAATAATGTTATGGTGCAAAGATTATTTCCGTCACTAAAACTAACTGATCTCCCACCATGTGTGGCAACTTGTATTTTATAAGTGAAAGAAGTAGAACCATCCCCACCAACAGAAGAATCCAATACATGCCAAGAATTTCTAAATCTACCATCAGAAGTTGCTGAAGTATTATTTTGAACATCATAATCTGTGTTGGATGTATAAACTGCTGTACTGTCTCTTAAAAGCTTTACACCAAAACCTGAGTTATTACTTGAATTAAGTCCTGATTGTATATTTATTAAGGCTAAAACTTTGCTGTTAGTTTGTGGTGTTATAGCAACACTTAATCCAAGATCGCCATAAGTGGCAGAAGAAGCAGAAGTCCCAGTTGTCTTTGTACCTTGTACAACTTGAAGAATTTTACCAAATCCTCCAGTCTTTGTCAAACCAGATGTACATACACCAACGATATTTGCAGCAGGGATATTCGTTAAGTTCGCAGCAGTTAATGCTGGTAAAGTTCCAGTAATATTAGCAGCGGGTACATTTGTTAGACTCGCAGCAGATATTGCTGGTAATGCACCACTCAGTTTTGATGCAGTAAGAGTTGATATTCTCGCATCTGCAACTGTGCCAGTTAAATTACCAGCAGGCAGTCCAGTTAAACTCGCACCTGATCCACTGAACGTGGTTGCAGTTACGATTCCAGCCAGATCCACACCTGTATCTGCGAAGGTGACTGTTCCAAGCCCACTTCGGTTCTCTATTTTATTGACTCTAATTTCTGATGTCATGGGGTTTCACTCTCCACCCTATTGTTTTAGTTATTTATGATAAGAATTCCATCGCTGTAAAGACAGAGACTGGTCTGTTAAATTTACCATCATTAGCTTGCTCAGCAGTTTCATTTATGTAAATGGTTTGAGTACTACCAGATCTATGACGTAATCCAACATGAAATTCAAAAGGTGTGGTTGAACCAGGCGTCATTAAATAATTAATTGGCAAACTTGCCATTGATTGAGTCTCAACATATCCTATTCCAGAATGAGCATTAGCTCTGCTTGTTCCAGTTGTAATACCATTAGCTTCAGTAATATGAGAACCATCTTTTAAAAGATACATAAAAAGTCCTTGATCTACACTAAGACTAGCACTTACAAATCCAGTAAATAAAATTTTACTATTGGCTGATAAAGGAGAAACTGTCAGTCCAAAGTATTGAGCAGCAGTTCCAGTATTCGGAATAGTCGGAATCCAATCAACTTTAGTCGGTGTAGAATTACTAGTGCTCTCATTAATAATCACCTGAGTGATATTAAGAATTTTTCCGCCTGCGGAATTTTTAATATACGACATGATTTTTTAGTTATTTATACTTCATATTTGATAATACAGACGCCGTTACCACCACGAGCTCCCTCTCCAGTGCTACCAGTCTGAGCAGAAGCACCGTCTGCACCGTGTCCAAGATTATCCTCGCCTGGATATCCGTCTGAACGAGCTGATTTACCACCTCGACCACCAATCGCATAAGTCACAGAAGTACCTGTGATACTGTTTGCTCGACCAGCGCCACGAGCACCACCAACACCATTACCAGCCGCAGCAGCAGTTCCACCAGCACCGCCAGCACCACCTCCACCTCCACCACCAGTGGGGGAAGCTGTGTATTCTCCACCTTGACCACCAGCATTACCATATTGTGTAATATTGGCAATACCACCATTTTGTGAAGATTGGGTTGATGAACCACCAGCTGTGTTAGGTTCAGCACCACCACCACCATTTCCTCCATTTCCTCCAGTGGAAGCATAGTCTGCACCTCCTCCACCACCTTTTGCGGTTACACCAGCGAATGTGGAATCGCCACCAGTTCCACCAACAGTAGTAGCATTAGTTGCAGCACCACCAGCACCAACTGTCACAACATATGATCCAGCAGATAGAGAGAAACCAGATCCTTCAACTAAACCTCCAGCTCCACCTCCACCAGAAGCTCCATCGTTTGTCTCACCACCAGCAGATCCTCCTCCACCACCAACTAAAAGAAAATCAATAGACATTGCTTTATTCGTTCTAAAGACGCCTGAGAATCCAGTTGATGAGAATATATGAATCATATAGTTTTTACCACCACTTTCATATGAATATGTAACATCTCCACCCTCAGCAACAGTTTTTCCAACACCTGTTAAAGAGGAACCATCACCAGCATAACTTGTTGCAGTAACTGTTCCCGATACGTTAATGTTCTGTAAAAATGTTGCGTTTGTGTTTGTTCTTATATTTTCTGTTGATGCAACTCCTGTTAATGCTGATCCATCACCAGCAAATGATGTTGCGGTACATACGCCTGTTGCAAATACATTTCCATCAGGACTCAGTGTAACTCCCGAACCTACAATTACATCTCCAGAACTATTGACTCTTACTCTCTCTGTATTATTTGCATCACTCGTATGAATCGTCAGCAAGTTATCACTACCACTTCCTGTGGTAATGCTGTTAATGCCTGATATACTCTTTGGATTTACTACTGTCATGGGGTTTCACTCTCCACCCTTATTGTTTTACTATTTAGACTACAACATAGTTGCCATCAACGGTCAAAGTTCCGCCAATAGTAACTGGCCCTGCCATCACACCACGGAAACTTGTTCCGATGTAATGAGTTCCTGTAAGCTCACTGTCATGTATGAGCATTCCATTACCTATGTATAAACCTTTGAATGAATTACCAATTCCAGTCAGGTCTTTGTCATCAACGGTTGAGGTGTTGATACCAACAGGTGTGTTCGTAACAATACCAGCAGTTTCAGATACAAACTTACCAGCAGATACTCCTGTCAATAATGCACCACTACCACGAAGACTCGTTGCACTAATGATACCAGAGAGAACAATTGTACCAATACCAGTATATTCACCAAATCCAGCACTTAATTTAGATGCGGTTACTGTTCCATCCGCAGGCGTTCCAACACTAACTGAGTTACCTAATGCAATAATGAAGATGTTTGCATCAGCAGTCGGTGCATTTGAGAATGTAATCTGATCTGCATTGACTGTAAATGCACTTCCAGCTTCCTGTATAACACCACCTAATGATATCAATAAGGCATTTCCTGATCCTGGCTTATATGCTTGACCACCTGACGTAAGGTTAAACGTCGTCTTTGATCCATCAAACTGTGACTGTAGATCATCCAGTTTAATGAAATTACCTTGTGTTAATTGTCTTCCTATGTACGCCATTGGGTTTCACTCTCCACCCTATTGTTTTAGTTATTTATAAGTTTATCTCGCATTTGCATCGAGTCCAAACATTGTTCCACTTGGTCGTTCTGCAAATGCCATGTAAATATAATTAGAACCATCTGCGTTTATACCAGCATCAGAAACTCTACATTTAAATCCGTTTGCCAACATATCTAGTTTATCAGCATTAGTTTGTTCAGCAGCAGATGAGTCTGGATTTAATTTATTATCACACAAATTAAATGGTGATCTTTTATTATCTTGAAGCACCCAATTAAAACCACTAGCACCATAGTTATCTATAAGTATCCAAGCTGGCCTGAAGCCCAGATGCACATATGTTCCATCCGCATTTCCGTTGCCAATATAACTGCCAAATTTTGAATAGCCAGGAATTTCTGCCCATGAATACATAACATATGTTCCCGAACTGGTCAAGTTAGTGGCACCACTAGAACCATCTGTAACTATCTGCGTCACAGTTGTTGTTGGTTCTGCACCAAATACCTGAGAGTTGGTATATACAGCAGCATTATCAAATTTTACAAACTTATTATTTGCAAAAGCATTCGTAGCTAATCCTTGATGTCCAATAATCCAATCATGATTTCCACCGTCTCTTCGTTTAATTATTACCCATGCTGGTTTTCTACCCAATCCATGACCAACAGTTAAAGCACCACTAGCGGTGCTGCCAGTATATGTTGCAACACTAAATCCTGCCTCTTGATTCGCAGAAACTGATGAAGTAATATTTCCATCATTGTTTGTGACTGCTGCACCACCAGCTTTCCAACACCATGCAACGTAAGTAGTACTATTTTGATTTTCATCATCATAATTTCCTACCGTAAATCCACCTCTATGGAACGATGTAAGTAATCCAGAATAACTTCCTTCTTCATTACGACCATTTGAATACATGACTTTACTAACACCTCTCACACTATCAAACCAAGCATTCGAGTGTCCAACAGAACGAGCCTTTATCCATACAAAATCTGGTGTAAATTCTAAACCACTCGGACTTTGAGTAGAACCATTACCAGTATAAAGAATGCTATCAAAATGTCTTTGTGGATTCACAACACCAGCTGGAACTGGAGCTGGAAAAGTTTTAGAACTTAATCCTCTAGCTCCTGTTGGTGGTGTATAAGCAAATGGTCTTTGTCCAAAGTTGAAATGAACGATTGGAGCTGTTCCATAATTATCCAGATACACAAAAGGTTGATAATCTGTAGTATTCACACCAGTAAATGCAAGACCTTGACTAGTACCGTTTTTATAAAAATAAACCTCACCAGAATCAGAATCATAAAGAATAGCTACTTTATCACCACCGCCGTAGGTTGCACCATAAGATGTTGAACTACTTGGATCGTTTTTATATCCGTTGTGTCCATAATAACCATATCTTCCTTCGTTACCTGATGTGCCACTACCAAGACGAAGTGTTGATTTCATTCCAAAAATATAACTTGATCCTGTTTGTACCTCCATCTCATAATAATACTTACCAGTATTAGGTGACATTACATGTGTGCCTCTAGCTCTACAAGGATCTGACGCCTGTGTCATCTCTAAACCACCGTTTGTAATGGTTGCATCAGACTCATCAGCTTGATTCATCACACAAAAGTTATTTGTTGGTGTGTCTTCTAAAGAATCATTTCCATAACCAGCACTCACAGAAAAATTATGTGCAGTCCAATTGTTTGCATTTCCACTTGTATCTTTACCAAGATTAGAAGTGTCTTTAAATTCTAAATGAAAACCACCTGATCCATATGATCCTGTATATTTTTTAGGCCTCCATTGTCCTGTCTGAGCGTCAGTATATCCAAAATATGTTGGGTCATAAGCTTGACCATCAATTAAATAATAATCTGCAAGATAGAATCTTCCTTTAGAATAACCGTCTGTTGATTTACCAATATTAAGTGTGTTACCACCTCCAATATAACCAGTTTCTCCCGACACTGTTCCTGTATATTGAGTCATTGCTACTCTTACACCATTCACATAAACTATAAATCTATCATCCTGAGTGCCGTTATCAGTATCCCAAACGAATACCACATGATACCATGCAGAAAAATCTCGAAAAGGTGCAGTCGAAGCGTATTGACTTTTAGTTGAACCTCCTTTTCTTAACTGATTAGCCCAATGACCTTCCCAATCATCATATGAAAAAGTTTGTCTATTATTACCAACCATATTATAACCAAGAACAACACCACCACCTTTTTTTACTGGTTTAAACCAAAAACTAAAGGTGTATTTTTTTGTGTTGAAGGTAGGTGAGGCTTCTAGATATGTCGTATCAGACTCTTCAAAACGCAAACTTTTCTCTATCTGAATTCCACCTAACGCACTATCAGGTGTGATAGTATGTCCTGTAAATAATGCCATTATCTAACCTCAACTAAAGCTGACTGATGCACCAGTTAATAACACCGTATTAACTCCAACTGCTCCTGCTTTATGAACTGTGAATGATACTAAACTAATTGCACCACTCGTTGTTGGAAATGCTGGCGAAGCTCCTGATGGAAATTTAAAGTATGTAGAATCAAGGGTCACAGTGGCAATTCCTGAGTTTTGAAGTCTGAGTGTATGACTTGTTCCTTGCGCTCCTCCAATAACACTTATTGTATTTGTTCCTGTAACAACAAGTTCATGGTCATCTTTTGATAGATTAAGAAACGTTGTAATACCTGAGATTGAAGCTGCCTCTGTTGTGATACCAGCAGCAATACCAGTCAGTCCAGAACCATCACCAGTAACAGCAGTCGCAGCAACTGTTCCAGTCACAGTCACGCCTGATGCACTTGTAGCTAATTTTGCACTATTATTATGATAAAGAGTAACTGCTCCATTCGCTACACAATCGACAGCATTTTCAGTATTATTAGCCTTTATGTAAATATTTGTAGATTCAACATTTAAGTCTCCAGTGTTGTTGTCTATGAAACTGTGGCTTCCGTTATGATATAGTTTGAAGTCAGATCCAACACCAATATTAATTTGATCTCCAGAGGTTGCAGTTCCATCACCAAGTCCTAACTTGTCAGTAAATATAACGTCTGTATTCGCAACACCAGTTAATCCAGAACCATTACCAGTCATAATACCAGTAAAGAATATATCTCCATCTGGACTGAGTGTGATACCAGAACCAACAAGAATATCTGACCTTGCAGTTATGATACCAACTGAATCAATATTAGTTACATCTTCGTAAGTTAATGTTCCTCCAACTGAGACATTACCAGAGAATGATGCGTCTCCTACGGCGGTTACAATACCACTAAAAAATCCATCGGTAGCACTTAATCCACCACCAACAGTGGTAACACCTACCACTAAGCCAGTGGTATTGTTAATAACCTGACCTGTAACTTTGGTGAGTGCCACGTTATGTAATCTCCATAATTGTTAGTGCAGCATCGACACTATTGTTTGTATCACTATCCACCGTTACCGTATCCGTTGCTTCTAATACGATTTTATTTCCACCCATGAATTCAAGTGATGAACCCTGTGGAACTGGAGCATTCTTAAGTATCTTGACATCTTCGGTTGCGCCTGCACGAGTGATTCCAACTCCTACATTCACACCTGATCCAGATGTATTTGCAAGTGTAATACCAATCACAACAGTTGTTGTTGCGGCAGGAGCAGTGTATATTCCAACTGTGGTCACTCCCACATTAGCTTTTGTTTTTAATTTAAAGGTGTTTGCCATTGTTTGATTATCCTAAAGCGATTGCGAGAGCAGTTGCATCTCCGACAGCAGCAGCTGATGCAAGAGTTACAACACTAGATCCACCCTGACGAATTGTTCCTGTGACATTTGAATCACCATCCACATCAAGAGTGTATGCAGGGCCGATTGAGTTAATACCAACTCTAGTTGCTGGTGTTCCTTGCACCTTCACCATCGTTGCACCAAAACCAACATTCAATAATGAGGTTGTGGTCATACCAGAAACAGTCATGTTTCCGATAGTGGCGAATCCAACCGTTGCGATTCCTGATATATTTAGGTTTCGAGCATTAACTTCATCATAAGTTAAGTCACCATTGATATCAACGTTACCATTAAAGTAAGCATTACCTGTGACTGTTAATGCACCACCAACTGTGGTTGCACCACCAACTGCAATATCCTTCTCGAATCTTACAAACTCTGCAAACTTTGATTGTCCTGTAACTGTCAATGCAGCACCAACAGTTGCAGCAGCACCAACACTTAAGTCTTTACTAATTGTTGAAGAAGTTGAGACTGTAATGTCAGTCGCTGATGCTGATAAGAACGTTGAAAAACCAGCAGTGACATTTAATGATGTGGCGTTTGCCTTTCCAAGTGTTGAGAATCCACTGACAACTGCGTCAGTTGTGGTCATTGTTGTGACACCGACTGCACCAGCAGTAACGATACCAACAAACTTACCTACAAAACTCTCAACTTGACTATTCGATAGAATTTTTCCACGAACGTCAAGAGTCGCAGTCGGCACTGTTGTACCAATTGCGACTCGATTATTAGCAGAATCGACAAAGAGAGTATTAGTATCTACCTCTAAGCCATTCTTGACTACAAAATTTTTATTTACTGCCATTGGGTTTCACTCTCCACCCTTTTCTTTTTATTTATCAGATTAGGTTGCTGGGAAAACAGAAAGTATTCCAACCATTCCACTGTGGTTTGTACATTGATAGACCAACTGCGCTGGAGCGCTGAATGGAACTTCAAATTTCACCACTCCAGATGATGCTCCGTTGTTTGTAACTCCAGTGCTGTATGCGGATCCACCAGCTGATTGTCTAATCTGGAATGGATGACCACTTGCATTGACGTTAAACTCATATGTTTGACCTCTTGCAACATAGATGGTTGAGTTATCCTCTGATCCATCAAGTCCGCCTGGCCCTGTGAAACGATATGCAGATGATCCATTGTTCGTGACTGCCCATCTAGATGTAACTGCATCTGATAGATTACCAACAAACTTAGTTGCAGTTGAAACACCAGTTACGAATGAATCTCCATCTGAACTTAGTGTAACACCAGTTCCAACCTTGATTGAAGTCGCAGTTAGAATACCGACATTGTATTTCTCAGTTCCAAGACCAACTGTATGACTTGCATTATCTACATGAACCAATTCATACCATGCAGCGGCGTGTGCGAAGTATGCCTTACCAGCACCATGAACATGAGCAAATGCACCATGATAGGTGGTTGCTGATGGTAGGTCTGAGTAATTACTGTATAGGAATGGGATTACGTTATTGGTTGCAAGTCCAACAATCTGTTTCGCATTTGTTGTGATACCAGTGTTGAACATGTCACCAGTTGAACTGATTGTGACACCAGATCCAACGAGAACTGATCCTGTAGTTGTTGATCCAGATACATTGACGTTCTGTAAGAATGTCGCATTTGTATTTGTTCGGATGTTTTCTGTGTTTCCAACACCTGTTAGATTTGATCCATCACCACGATATGATGTTGCAGTTACAACTCCAGTTGCAAATACATTTCCATCTGGACTTAAGGTTATTCCTGATCCAACAAGAGAGTTACTTCTAAATGTTGATACTCCAGCAACATCTAAGATTCCTGTTCTTACGTTTGCAGTTCCAGCAGCACCCACGATTGTTGAGATACCAGCAGAGAATTGAACTGTAAGATTATCACCGAAATTGACTGTTGCAGCAGTTCCAACTGCACTTCCACTATCAAAGATTGAGATACCTGATCCAATTCCAATTACACCTGTTAATGCAGATCCATCACCAGCGAATTCAGTTGCCTTTACTGTTCCTAAAACTTCAAGTTTTTCTGTTGGATTTGTAGTAGCAATTCCGACTTTTCCATCTGGTTTTATACGAGCTACCTCAGAGGCACCAGTTCCATTGTCAGTTGTGTAGAATGAAATACCTTTAGTATCACTCGTGCCACCACCAGTAGCACCAAACCTAACAGTTTTAGATACACCATCTATGTCAATAAATCCTCTGGGCCCACCACTTGAGAAATTAGAATCAGATCCCTCAAAGGAGATACTTCCTCCAGTTACTCTTAATAAACTAGTTTGTGCATTTGTTGTTCCAATACCAATCTTATCTGCTGTTACATTTGTTGCATCAACGTCATTTGAAATAAGTCCAAACCTTCTCCATTCATTATTGGTTGTGTAAATCCAACCAACGTAACCACCTTTTGTTGGTTGTGCAGAGAAAACAACATCTCCAGCAGCACCACCGACTGATGGTGTCGCAATTCCAACTGTAACTTTTCTTGCAACTTTTGCATCACCCTGTAATTGTAATGATACTGCTTCAATACCATCTACAGATGTGGATGTTACCTTATTTGTAAAGATTGATGGGCCATTGAACTCAGATAGTACATCTTTGTTTGCACCACCAGTAACTTTGAGAGCATCAGTTTCTGTTTTATCAACGTCATGTCCTTCACCTGTGACAGTTGTGATCGGTGCA